CCGCCGACGTCATGGTGGTGGACGGTCGGCGCTGGAACATCACCGGGGTCAAGGAAAGCCTGCGCGGCGCGCGGCACCAGTATCTCGAACTCACCGCAACCGAGGCGCTTTGATGGATATGGATTTCAAGTTCGAGGGCGGGCGCGAACTGGAGAAGCTGCTCATGGCCCTGCCGCACACTCTGGCGCGGGGGAGCGCGCGCCGGGTCCTGCGCAAGGCGGCGGAGCCGATCCGGGCGACGGCGGCGCACGACCTTCACAACTCGATCGGGATCACCTCCCGCGCGAACACGCGGGCCGGGCGCCGCGATGCCGGAAACGAGGTTTCGATGCACGTGGGCGTGCTGACCTCGATTCACCAGGATCGCAAGCCCGAGCGCAAACCCTACGCCGCGGCGATGGTCAACGAGTTCGGCAGTCACAAGATGCCGGCGCATCCCTTCATGCGCCCGGCCTGGGATGCGAAGTCGCCGGAGGCCTGGGACATCATGGTCACCGAGCTGCGCCGGGACGTCGCCCGGACCATCGCGCGCTTCGTCAGACGGGGCGGCGCGCTGTGAAGGCGGATCTTCGAAGCCTGCTCCTGTCGGACTCGGCAGTCACTTTGGCCGCCGGTGGGCGGGTTCACTGGCTGCGCCAGCCCGAGGGACAGAGCGGCGTGCCCTTCGTTGTGCTGCAGGAGATCAGCGAGACCGAGCCGATGAGCCTCGACGGGCCAACAGGGCTGAAGTCGGCGCGGGTGCAGCTCGATGTCTGGGCCGACCTGCTCGAAACGGCGGCCTACGCGGCGGACGTGATCGAGGCCGCGATCAATGGATTTGCCGGGGTCCAGGGTGACACCCGGTTTCACGTGATCACCAAGGTGATGCGACGGGACATGGGTGCCGTCGATGCCGACGAGCGACGGGTGCTGACCCGCGTGTCGACGGATTACGCAATTGTCTGGAGCAAGGAGAGCTGACATGGCGGACGCAAAGATCGGGTATGGGACCACCTTCAAACGGTCCGATGACGGCACCTCGGGCGGTGTCATGACGGCCGTGGCCAAGGTGCGCAGCCTGACGCCCGCGACACTGTCGCGCGACACGAAGGACGTGTCGCACCTCGAAAGCCCGGGCCGGTTCCGGGAGTTCTTGGGCGGGATGCGCGATGGTGGCGAGTTCTCGGCCGAGCTCTTCCTCGGGGCCGGCGATCTCGCTTACGAGACGCTCCTGACCGACTTCACCGACGACGATCCCGGCTACTACGAGATCGAGACCGTCTCCGGCGCGATCTGGGGTTACAGCGGGCTCATCACGAGCCTCGAGCCGCCGACCATCAACATCGACGACGAGCTGATCGTGAACGCGACCTTCAAGGTCTCGGGCGTGCCGTCCTGGACCGCCGGGTCCTGAGGAGCGCGCGCATGAAAAAGGGAATGGATCCGCGCAGCAAGGTGAACTTCGACGTCGAGGGCAAGACCTACACGCTGCACTACACCACCAATGCCTTCGTCGAGTTCGAGGACGAGACCGGACAATCGGTGCTCGACGTGCTGGGCCGCGAGGACATCTCGCTCAAGACGATCCGCGCGCTCGTCTGGGCCGGCCTTGTCGAGAACCATGAGGGAATCACGCCCAGGGATGCGGGCCGGATCATCGACGCGGCCGGCGGTCTCGAACCGATCATGGACCTGATCAACGGCGCGATCGCGGCCTCGCTTCCGCAGGAGGGGGGCGACGAGGAGCCGGGAAAAAAACCGAAGGCGGCCTAGACTGGGCCGCCCTCTGGCAGGACTGGGTCGCGGCGGGGTTCCCGCCCGAGCAGTTCTGGCGGGTCACGCTGCGCGAGTTCGGCGTGATCATGAAAGGCGCGGTGGCACGAGCCGACATGGATCGTGCCACGGTGCAATACCAGGCCTGGCTCACGGGCCAGCTGGTCGGGATCGCGGTCAACGCGCCGAAATCCTACCCCGCCCCTGAGAAGATCATCGACCAGGGCAAGCGCCGACACCGGGAACGGCAGTCGGACGACGAGATCGAGCGGCTTCTCCGCTTTATGCACATCAGGACCACCGGAGAGATCATCCAATGAGCAACGCGCTTGTGGGTATGTTGCGAGGCATTCTGTCGCTGGAGACGAGTGCCTTCGAGAAGGGGGCCAGCGCGGCAGAGAAACGCGCGGCCCTTCTTCGCAAGAACATGCTGGCCCTTGGCAAGTCCGTCCGCAATGTCGGCGCCGGGCTTACGGCCGCGATCACGGCGCCCATGGCGGGGCTCGCCCATATGTCCACCTGCGCGGCGGATGCGATGATCGAGCTCGACAACCAGGCGCGGATCGCCGGGGTCGGGATCCAGCAGTTCAAGGTGATGTCACTGGGGGCACGCACGCTGGGGATCGAGCAGGACAAGCTCGCCGATATCCTGAAAGACGTGAACGACAAGGTCGGGGATTTCCTGCAGACCGGCGCCGGGCCGATGGCGGATTTTTTCGACAACATCGCGCCGAAGGTGGGGGTGACCGCAGAGCAGTTCCGTGGCCTCAACTCGGCAGATGCGCTGCAGCTTTACATTTCCAGTCTCGAGAGAGCCAAGGTCAGCCAGCAGGAAATGACCTTCTACATGGAGGCGATCGCATCCGACGCGACGGCCCTTATTCCCCTGTTTCGGGATAACGGAGCGGCCATCGACGAAATGTCGAAAGCGGCCGAAGCGATGGGGATGGTCCTCAACAGTGACACGATCCAGGCGGCGCGGAAGACGCGGCAGGAGTTCCAGCTCGTCGGCGAGATCCTGAAGACGAAGCTGCAGGCGAGCCTGGTCGATCTGATGCCGGTCTTCCTGCAGCTCGCGGAAGCCGCGATCCCCGTCATGACCGCGATCACCGACAAGATCAAGGC